ATCATATCTTAGTTCACACCAATATGTAGCTGCTACTATATTTGACCCGCTTGATGACCCTGTGTTTACATTAATGCAATCATAGGTATTTACATCAAGCTTATCGGCAGCAATCTCAAATACGACTATCTTATTTTTAGTACCTGCATCAGTTGTATAATTGACTGCATTGGTTCTCTTTACTAAAACATCGCTTGTGGCACAATCAAGATTTGAATATATCGGTACAACTTCAGTTATGGCAGTATTATTTGTACCTGCTACTGCTGTAGCCTGCTCTATAGTGATTGCAACCGTATTTGCTGCCCCCTGGGTTATAACTACTTCCACAAGGACTTTGAGGATATTTTTCATACTCAACCATTTCCCCGTAGATCCACCAGCCTGAGTAGCTGGTGCAATAGCTAAAACTGGTTTCAATTTTTGTAATTGTGAAATCATTTTTATCTCCTAAACTTTAAAATTAATAATAATTAGGTACTTGTAGATAATACAACATAAGGGCTCAGAGTATTTCCACTACCAAATGGAGTCAATGCTGAATTCCATATTGGCTGACCATCAACTCTGTAGATAAATCTAAATACCTTTTCATCATATAGGAATCTCACATGGAGAGATGATGCCTGCTCTAAAGAACCTTTATCAATCATTAGATATTGGCTTAAGTCTACAAGCATAATATCGCTAGTGGTTCCCAAATCAGATGAAGTCTGCTCTATCGGTATTACTGGTCTACCCATAAGTGTTGCATACATATTGCCAGACAATCCACCTGGAGGCATAAATGCAGAGGTATAACTACCTACTGTCATGGTGTATAATGCTGGTTCTACTGCCTGGTTAATCAACCAAACTGCTTTAGCTCTGTTTTTAGCATAGAATCTAGCCCACATTCCAAGTATGTCGGATGAAGCTATTGCATGTGCGCCACTTCTGGTATGGGATATTAAAGCAGCACTATTCATTATTCCTAAAGGTTGCCCTGCACCAGTACCATTTAATATTGCATTATCAATCATAAAACCAAATTCTTCAGTAAATGCCTGTGTTACAATAGATTCTAACGCTGTGGTATCTTTTACAAGTTCATCAGTCAAATAACAAAGTCCCATTAGCTTATTAAGGCTTAATTCCATCTGTCTGAATGCTGGCTTTTTAGCAGTTACGGTATCAGCCTCAGTTGACCAATAAACTTGAACTCCTCCCCATCTGGAACCAGTTACCCTTGAAGTTTCGGCAACTGCATTGATTTTTACTCCATCTGAGTTTGCACTAATAGGAATAGTCGTCACTCTTGAAGCCAGTATTCCAGTTTCGTAGGTTCTTTTCAGTATTTCTGATGCAAAATCCTGTTGGACTAAAAATCCACCTTCTGAACCTACTCCCTCATTTAAACCCGATGGGGCATCTCTGGTTTCAGTTAATCTAGAATCTATAGGACTTCTACGTCCAGGTTTAGATGCAAGCATAACTGCCTGTAATTGTTCCCCAAATGTCTTAAACCTTTTTTCTTCAGGTTCTGTGGGTTTATTCTTTATTGCGGGTTCATTTTCGGGTTTTTTCATATCTTCTTCTAATCCGATTTGCTTTTCTTCAATATCAATCCTCTTTTTTAAGGAATCTACTTCTTTCATTATTTCATCGTATGCTTCTTGTTCATCTTTATTTAGATCCCTTTTCTCCTCTTTGGGTTTATCAAGAATGGCTCTCGCTTCCTTGATTTTATCTGCTCTTTTCTTTTTAAGTTCTGCTAACATCCTAAAACTCCTTTTCTAATAGTGTTAGTTCTCTTTCTATTAGGGAAATGCGTTCTTGCCATTTCCCATCATCTTTTTCCTTACCACCGAAGTTATCCTCCAGGAGCTCCTCCAGGTAAGCCTTATATACCTGTCTTGATGTTCGTACATCCACTTTAGTCTGCGGATATGCTGGGAATGTAACAGGTGATACATCCCATAAACTTTGAGCTTTTACCAGGGTCCTTACAACATTGTTTAAATCTGAACTATCCCATTCATCCTTTTCAGTAACCCATTGAAAGCTCATTTGGTCTACATCGCCACGTCTGACCAGTTTGACTAAATCATTTGCGTATGTAGTATCATTGGGGATAATTTCAACTTTTAGACCCTTGTTATCTTCTTCTAGCTTCAGGGTATTATTTTTTGTCCTGGCCAATACCATATTGTCATCATGGTTAAATAACGCCCTGACATCGTTGTCTAATACATCCTTAAAAAATCCCCTTTTTATTTTTTCTCTAAAACCTCCCAAGTCATCTGAAAGCTGATTAAATACCGCTGCATATCCGGTTATCTTAAGCGGTTCATCTTCTGTCATTTCTCTTATTTCGCTTATTTCAAATGGATATGAACGTGCTTCAAGGAATGATTTTTTCTTCTTTTTTTTCTCCTTATCCCATAGATCATTGCAGACTGTATAACGCTGGTCGTTATCCGAATAATCTTCAACCATTACATCATCCCCCATACATCTTCCTAAAAAATCATCTTTGCTTTCTCCAGTTTTCGGTTTTGGCATTGGCATAATAAATTCTCCTTCCATAAAAAAAGACCCCTTAAAAAAGAGGTCTTATAATTAAATTTTTTATTTAAACTTTAACCTGGCACAATCTGACACTGACATCCACCATGCAGTGGCGGATGGAATATGTTACTTGAAAAAGTCAATGGTTCTTTCCCATCTGCTTCCATTAAATCGCTTTTTAACTTAAACGGTTGTTCTATCCCCATTACCTGACCGTTCATTTCTTCACAAAATGGACATGACTTAGAGCCTGTATTTACCCATATCATCTTTGTTACACCTGCAAGACCATAGGCAAGGAGTGAAACTGCTCCTGCGATTTTAATTGTTTCCTTAAGTGAAACCGTGTGTGGTCTTGTCTGCTCCCATTCGGTAAATTTGCTTTCTACCGCATTATAGGGATCAAGCTCACCATCAATCGCAGTTTGAACAGTATCGGCCAGCCTTCCCTTTGACGTGGCAATATATCTAGCATTAAAAGCTTCAGTGTACTCATCCATAAACTTGTCAAGCTCTTTACCTTCCGGGTTTGCTCCGACTTCTTCTACCGCTGCGTCAAATACAACTTTACCATAAGTATTTATTACTGGTTTTGAGCGCTTATTAATTTCACCATATTTTTTTTTGTAAAAATCTTCTAAAAATTCATTAAAATCAGATATATTGGCACTTCTCTTTTTAAACATTGATTTAGCTGCTTTTAATATATTTGTTTTTTCAAGCTTTATAATCCTTCCGGTGGTTTCTTCAAAAAGACCCCTATAACTATTTGCAATCCTTGATTTTAGGGTTGCACTTCTATATGCTCTTATTTCTAATTTTCTACTGTTCTTTGATTCCGGTATAGCTTCAGGTAATGGCACACTTACTTTTTTTATATCAATCATATTAAGAGGCATCCATTTAATATCATCTTCTGGGCCACTTACATTTATATTTTCAAGTCTATAAATCATTCTATTATTAAGCCATCCCCATTGTTTGCCTATTGCATAAGCCTCATATCTTGTTTTTATATCCCCCCTATACAAACCATCAAGTAAATGTTCAATAAAATACGTTTTTCTTTCTGCTTGTGCTATTAACTTAATGGACATTGCATTTTCTATGCGTTTACACCACGGCATTAATGTATAAATCACATGTTCTATCTCAAGATGCTCAATATTATTTAATGTCGCACGTTTCAAATCCTTTATAAGATGAGGAGAAACATTAAATATCATTGCAGATTCTTCTTTTTGAAATCTCCGGCTTTCAATATATTGTGCATCATTTGGAGGTATCATATTTTGCTTATATGTCATACCTTCTTCCAAAATCATCAGTTTATGTGCATTGGATATACCCTGATATTTTTCTTTTATTGCTGCTGTAAGATTTGCATGTGCTTTGGATCCTAAGGTCTTTGGATGTTCTATGAATCCTCCAAATGTTGCTCCCTGACCAAAAAACCTTGCTCCAAATTCCTCCAATGCCAATCCAAGACCGATTGCTTCCCTTGCAAGACTTATAAGGGATTTACCGACAAGGCCATCAAAACTCATCCCTGGTATATGCAGTATATATTCATTGGGAATTATGATTTTAGTATTATCGGGTAGTTTATACCTATAAATCAAAAGCCCCTTTTCTCTGCCTACTTCCATATTCCAGGGAAGCAAAGGCCATAGGGCAATTACATCCTGACCTTTATTCTTTATTATATTGGAATAGGAATTACCCCAAAATAGAAGATGCAGAATCATCATTTCCCTAAAATTAAAAGCAGACATTTCACTATTGGGCTGCATACTGCCGAATATTTAACTGCACTTTCAGGATTTATTTTTATACTTGAGGCTGTGTCAAAACCCCCATAACCTTTTCCCCTTAACCAATCCTGTATCCATTGCTGATTATCAAAACTTCTTTTTTCAAAGAGCCTAGTTAAAATTCCCATATTACCTCATCCCTAAATAGATTAAACCTAAAGCTATTACGATAAAAGCAGCCGGAGGATAAATCAGCCATATCCCATAAAATAATCCACCCGCTCCAAGAAGTAATACAAAATCCTTAAGTCCAAATTTATCTTTAAATTTACTTTTAGTATTATTTTTAAATCTACTAAATTTACCCAATAGTTATAATTCCCCTGTCTTCATAAATAGAACGTGTATTCTCATTTACCATTGCTCTTGAGATTGCCATAATTAGACTTATTATGCCGTCTATCTTTTCAATTGACTTTTCTTTATCGGGTTTCATATTATCGTTTGAATCATGCTTTATCATGATATTATCAAACATCCACCTAAGAACAGGATTGCCCCCGTGGTGTATTTTCTTTTGCAATATTAGAGCTTCAAGTTGCTTGGTGGGTGCTGACATTGAAGCAAAACCCTGTCTAACTTCCACCATTGTCATCCCACTTTCAGCTAAACGCTGTGTAAGCATAGTAGCGTTCCAGGGATCATAAGCTATTTCTTTAATGGTACTATCTTATAAATACCATCAATGGGGAAGACCAAAACAAAAGCTGATATATCCATTGTGCTTGACAGGTCTAAACCGCCATAGCATAATTTTCCCTTAAGTTCATTTAAATTAACTTCCCCTATGGAAGCATCCCACTTGCCAAGACCCATCCAGCGAGTTTCCTGTGAGGTCCACTGGCACAGCCGGAGCCTTCTAAAAAGATTTATCTTGGCCGGCATCTCTTTTGCTTCCTTGTAAGCATCCCTTAACCTATCAATATCAAGTATATGGTCTAAGCTCGGATTTACTTTTCTCCAATTATTTTCATCTTCCCAATTAGCTTTCTCCTCTAAACTATAAATCATTGAATAAAAATGCTTGTCTTTTACAATGTGGTTTCTGACCTTTAAGGCATAATCCCTTAACTCGTAGCAGATTGAGTTTCTATCATATCCTGCTGTGGTAATTGCAAAAATTAAAGGCTGTTCCCTCGCATCTCCGGCACCCTCGGTCAGTACATCCCATAATTCCCTATTTGGTTGTGCATGGAGTTCATCAAAGATTATCCCGTGAGTATTAAAGCCATGCTTTGTCTTTACATCTGCTGAAAGTACCTGGTAGAAACTGCCTGTCTTGTAAAAGACAATACGTTTCCTGCTGTCTATGATATTACATTGTCTTGATAGGGCAGAGCTATTTCTGACCATTTGTGCAGCTACATTAAAAACAATGGAAGCCTGTTCTCTGTCGGCTGCTGCCGAATAGATTTCAGCTCCCATTTCTTCATCCATAAACAGCAGATATAATGCTATTGCTGCACCGAGTTCAGATTTTCCATTCTTTTTAGGTACTTCCACATAGCATTTCCTATATATACGGTTACCATTCTCATCGATAGTGCCAAAAAGCTTTTTTATTAAGATTCGTTGCCATTTTAAAAGGACAAAAGGCTTTCCGGCCCACTTTCCCTTAGTGTGTGATAATAGGTTTATAAAATCAATTGCGTGTTGTGCTCTTTTTGCATCATACATTAATTTTTGTTTGTTCTAACCGATTTAAGCAGTTTTTCCATTGGATCATCATCTTCTTTTTTCTTAGGCACTTTTATTCTGCTTCTTGACGATGGAGTAAGGCCAAATTCAACTGCACATGCTTTTATAATCTTTGCTGCCTCCCTTGCTATAGCAACTGCTGGATTTGCTTTATCTCCACCTCTTGTTTTTGCAATATGGCCATTTTCCCTTATGTCCTCTGTGGCCCATACGAAAAGAGAGTAATTGACACAGTAAAGCTCTAAAATAGACCTATCAACATTAGTGAGTAACCCTAAATCATATAATTGAGGCACTATCCTATCCCATTCCCGTTTAGCGGTACGGTCTTTTCTGATATAGTGTGGACAATTGGGTATTTCTATATCTGGGGTAGGTTCATTGTCATTTAGCGGTCTTTTACCTGGATTTCCTTCTAAAATCTTTAAAACTGTAGGTTTTGGCTTTCTACCTGACATTTTTATCCTCTGGTTCTATAATTACTCTAAAAGATTGATTTGTGAGTAATTGTAGCTTTAATATTGACATCATTTCACTTTGTGATACTTCAAATTGTATTCTTGCACCATTACCATCACCCGAAATCT